AGGTAATCCTCCTAAATCTGGTAAGTTGGCAGAGAAAGGTGAGAGAGATGACAAACCTACTCAGGGAACTGATGCATCTGCAAAGGTCATGGGTAAACTCTTTGGTAAGAATCGTAACACTTCAAATCTCACAGGTAATAAACTTGGAGAAGAAGTTGAAGTCGAACTTGATGAAGATGAAGTTGTAGAAGTTCAACTTGATGAAGCAATAGTAGACACTCTTAAAAAGATTGCAAAAGACAAACAAGCACAAAAAATTAAATTTAAAAATGGTAAGACTTTAACAGTTGATATGCAAACTGCAAATCTTCTCGTCAAAGTTATTGGTGCATTAAAACCCGCTAATCAAAAGAAGTTTGCTGACACTATGGAAAAGGGCCCTAGTGCATTTATGAAGATGGTAGATTTTGCTTATTCTGCTACGAAATAAGGAATAGAGATGACAACTAAAATATACAACAATCAAAAGGGTGGATATGTAACTGTATCTGCAAATGCAACAGGTTTTGTAGCTTTGAATAATACTGATGGTGTAGGTGGATTAACTGGTAATGGTGCAAACACAGTTGGAGAAGAAGTCCAAGAGATGAATATATCTGAGATCATTTGGTCAAATCTCGGTGCAGCCAATATGTGGGATATTAAAAGAGGTGCAAACACTATATTTAAATGTTATGGTCAAAATGGACAAATCAATGTTCAGAGAGACAACCTACACTTAGAGTGTAATTCATTCGAGAGAGCATCAAATGTTGTCTTTACACTTTCTGGTGCAGCTGCAAAAGGAAGTATTGTTCTCAAACTCCACAAAAGATCAGACGTAGGAAACTAACATGAAACTCATCTGCGAAGTACAGAACCATGCCCTTGAACTTATCACTGAGGCAAAAGAAGATGGTGAAAAAGAATATTTCATCGAAGGCATCTTTATGCAAGGTGGAATTAAGAATCGCAATGGTCGAGTTTATCCAGTAGAGATACTTCAGAAAGAGACTGCACGATACAATCGTGAGTACGTTGCAAAGAATCGTGCATACGGAGAACTAGGACATCCACAAGGCCCAGTCATTAATCTCGACAGAGTTTCTCACATGATTAAAGAATTAAAAGCAGATGGAGATGACTTTAGAGGTCGTGCAAAGATCATGGGTACTCCAATGGGAGAAATAGTCAAGAATCTTATGCGTGAAGGTGCAACATTAGGTGTATCATCAAGAGGCATGGGAACATTAAAGAATAATAAATCTGGTGTTGCAGAAGTTCAAAGTGACTTTCAACTTGCAACTGCTGGGGATATTGTAGCAGACCCTTCTGCCCCATCTGCATTTGTAGAGGGAATTATGGAAGGTGTTGAGTGGATACAGGTAAATAATACTTGGATGCCTCAAGAAATAGAGAATATTCAGAAAACTATATCAAGTACTTCAAGTCGAAATCTCGAAGAGACTAAACTTAAACTATTTAACAATTTTCTGAATAAATTGTAAGATTTGAGATATTATAAATAATATTAACAAAATAAATAAAGAAATTCTTTACTTAGAGTTATAGGGAGAAATATGCAATGTCCAATGGTCAACAAGAAGCCTCAGTTGAAGAAACTGTAGATACTGACACTCAGGACTTGGAAGCTGTTGAGACACAATCTACTCTTGACGAAGCATCTGAGCAAATAGACGAGTTAAAAGCAACTGAGAGTGCTCGAGCTGGTGACAATAAAAATGGCGAGAAAGCACCGAATACAAAAATCGGTATGATCAACGCTATGGTCGATAAAATGCGTGGAGTTAAAAAAGATGAACTCACCGCTGCTTATCAAGAAATGGTCAAGAAGTTAGAAGGTGCTCACGAAGATGACGAGGAAGGAGATGATGACGAGGAAGGAGATGATGACGAACAAGAAGAGTCCGTCAAAGTTGCTTCCAAGAAAATCACCAAGGAAGATATTGACATTTCTCAAGATATTCAAGCAATCTTCAATTCTGAAGATGAACTTACCGAAGGCTTTAAAGAAAAAGCAACAATCATATTTGAGACTGCTGTAATTTCTAAGGTTAACGAAGTTCTTGCAAAGATTTCAGATTCTAATGAAGCTGAACTTGCAGAGTCTAAGGAAACGATTGCGGAAGAACTTTCAACAAAATTAGATGATTACCTAGACTACGTTACTGGCTCTTGGATTGAAGAAAACAAGGTTGCCATTGAAAGAGGTATTCGTGGAGAGATTTCTGAAGATTTCCTCTCTGGACTTAAAGCATTGTTCACAGAACATTATGTTGAGATTCCAGAAGAGAAAGTAGATGTTGTTGAAGAACTTGTTACTAAAGTTGATGACCTAGAGTCCGATCTTAAAGAACAAACTGAAAATAACATTGAACTCAACAAAACGATAAAAGAGTTTGAGTGTGAAAAAACTTTTAATAGTTGTACAGATGGTTTGACAGAAAGTGAAATTGTAAAATTTCGTGATCTAGCTGCTAATGTAGACTTTGAAAGTCAAGACAACTATAAGTCTAAGATTAATATTATTAGAGAAAACTACTTCAACCAAACTACAGAAGAATTAACTTCGGATGTTAATATTGATGCTGAAACACCAATAAACGAAGAAGTTGAAGAAACTGTTGTAACTGGCCAAATGGGTAACTATGTTGCCTCATTGTCTCGGTCTTTACAAAAACTTTGACACTGAAGTAATATTGTTTAACGCTAACAAAGCTAAGGAAAAATAAATGGCTGAGTTTTTAAAAGAAGACTTGATGAACAAGTGGGGGCCTGTAATAGATCATCCAGACCTTCCTAAGATTCAAGGAACACACAAAAGAGCAGTTACTGCTCACTTACTAGAACAACAGGAAGCTTCTGCTAAGGAACAAGGTTTTGGTTCTGGTGGATATTCTGCACCAACACTACTTGGTGAGGCTGCACCAGTTAATGCAACAGGTTCAGGCCTTGATACATTCGATCCTGTATTAATAAGTTTGGTTAGACGTTCTATGCCTAACCTTATTGCTTATGATATCTGTGGTGTACAACCAATGTCAGGCCCATCAGGTCTTATATTTGCACTACGACCACAACTACAGAAACAGGGCGGGGATGATGCTTTCCTTAACGAAGCAAACACTTCTCACTCTGCACAGGGTGATCTGACTGCTAATACTATAAACTTTACTCCTGTTATTGATGGTGCTGTAACCACTAGACAAGTTGGTTCTGATCCAACGGATCGTGGGTCAGGCACAGGATACACAGTTTCAACAGGTATGACAACTGCTCTTGGAGAAGCTCTCGGAGATTCAGCTGCTAACCAAATCGCTCAGATGGCATTTAGTATTGAGAAAGTTACTGTAACTGCTGTTACTCGGGCATTAAAAGCTGAGTACACAATGGAACTTGCTCAAGACCTAAAAGCGATTCATGGTTTAGACGCAGAAACAGAATTATCAAACATTCTGTCCAATGAAATCCTTGCAGAAATAAATCGTGAAGTTGTTAGAACAATCAACTACACTGCTACTGCTGGTGCTCAGAACAACACTGCTACTGCTGGAACATTCAACATGGACACCGATTCAAATGGTCGTTGGTCAGTTGAAAGATTTAAAGGTCTTATCTTCCAGATTGATAGAGATGCCAACGAAATTGCAAAAGCAACTCGTAGAGGTAAAGGTAACGTATTGATCTGTGGATCAGATGTTGCATCTGCACTTCAGATGGCTGGTGTTCTTGACTATGCTCCTGCATTATCAGCAGACTTAAATGTTGATGACTCAGGAAATACTTTTGCTGGAACACTTAATGGTCGTATCAAAGTCTATGTTGACCCATACTTCGCAACTGCTGCTGGTGACGAATACTACACAGTTGGGTATAAGGGTGCTTCATCATTTGATGCTGGTCTATTCTATTGTCCTTATGTACCTCTCCAGATGGTTCGTGCCGTTGGTGAGAATACATTCCAACCAAAAATCGGGTTTAAGACTCGTTATGGTATTGTTGCTAATCCGTTTGCTACTACAGCTGCTGATGGTGCGATTGCTTTCGCAAAAACCAACAAATACTACAGAACTGGTTTCGTTACAAACCTAATGTAGAAACTACACAGTTCAATAAAACTGGGGGGTGGGATGAAAGTCCTGCCCCTTTTTTTGTTTTCAGTTCTTATAAATAGGAGAAACACAACTTATAAAGGTGTCTCATGGCAATAACGGACAATCAACCAACAAATAAAAACTTTCTAAGTCCTCTTGGATTTAGATTTATTTTGTCTCGCACACCAAACATAGAATACTTTTGTCAAGCTGCAACCCTTCCAAATATGATTATGCCAGAAGCACTAACTGCAAATCCTTTTTTAACCAATCCAACTCCAGGCACAAAGATATCATTTGAGCCATTTGATATTCGTTTTAGAGTTGACGAAGATATGAAGAATTATCAAGAAATATATGACTGGATGATCGGTCTTGGATTTCCAGACAACTTCAATCAGTATAAAGACATTGCAAATTCTGTAGAGGGTGGAATAAGAAGAACTGCAGCTGCATCCTCAAAAACAAAAGCTGCAAACATTTACTCTGATGGTTCACTCATCATACTCACAAGTAACAACAATGCAAATATTCGTATTGCTTTCTTTGATTTGTTTCCTGTTGGATTGACTGCTCTTGAGTTTGATGTATCAGGAACAGAGATTGCATATCTTGAGGCAACAGTATCTTTTAGATATCGTAAATTCACTATTGACAATATTACATAGAGAGGTAGCATATGTCAAATATTATTAAGAAGAAATTCGGAACACACTACAATGCATCAAGCGTTGCAAGAGGGTCTTGTTCCTCTGTACAGAAGAAGGGTAGTTTCTACTGTTTTTCTCTACGTCTATCTCAACATGACATAAGAGAGTACTCTTTTACAGATTTTGAAAGAGCTCTAAATATGCGTAAACACATGATAGATCATGTCGAAAAGAAAATTCTCTTAGATGTAAAAAAAGCATATTATAACTATTGACTTTTTAAAACACTTGACCTATACTGTAGATTATGGAATTAAAAGAATTAGTAGAAATCTGGAAAGAAGATTGTGTCATTGATGACACTGAGCTAGGATACGAAAGTACTCGTATACCAAATCTTCATGCAAAATATCTTGGAATCTTTTCTGAAGAAAGAATGAAACTTCGTTCTCTACAGATTAAGAGAAAAAAGACTTATCAGGTATTAAGCGATTACTATCGAGGGGATTTAAACAATCCAGAAGATTTAAAAACTATTAATCGTGAACCTTGGCAAAAAACTGTTCTTCGTGGTGACATGAGTGACTATGTAAACAGTGATGACGAGATGCTCATTCTAAGTAGTAAGATTGGAGCCATAGAAGAAAAGATTACTGTTCTTGAGAATATCCTTAAAGCTATTAACAATAGAGGATTTCAGATCAAGTCTGCAATTGATTGGCATAGATTAACAAACTTTGGGGGATAGTTAACTGCATCCACACCTTGCGATATGTGAGAGTGATGTGAAAGATAATATGTTAGAAGTGATTAAAGTAAATGATGTTTATATTAAAGTAAATTGCCAAAATTCTATAGCACAGGAACTATGTGACTTTTTTTGTTATGAAGTGCCTGGCCATAAGTATATGCCTGCTTTCAAGAGAAGAAAATGGGATGGAAAGATGCGATTGTTCAATGTCGCAAGTCGTAGAATATATGCTGGCCTTCTTCCTCATGTGCGTGCTTTTGCACAAGAAAGGAAGTATGACCTATCCTATGGTGAAGATAGTGATAAAGACCGATATGAGACTGCTGAGGACATTAAAGAGTTCTATGGTGTTCTACTCTCGGAAGTAAACTTTGACGCTAGAGACTACCAAATAGACGGATTACTGCAATGTGTAAACTCTAAAAGGGGTGTGGTTGTCAGTCCAACAGGTAGTGGTAAGTCTTTAATGATCTATGCACTGTGTCGCTGGTTTGTTGAAGAGAAAGTTGTGATCATTGTTCCGACTATTTCTCTTGTTGCACAGATGTACAAAGACTTTATTGATTATGGAGGAAATCCAGAAGAGGCCCATTGTGTTCAGGCTGGTATCAATCCACAGACAAATAGAAGAATCACGATATCAACGTGGCAATCCCTTGTAAGATTACCAAAGAAGTTCTTTCATCAGTTCGGACTAGTAATCGGTGATGAGTGTCATTCATTCAAATCCAAGTCTCTTGTTTCGATTATGACCAGACTTGAACACTGTGAATATCGTTTTGGTTTTACAGGAACACTTGATGGTATGGACATTCACAAGCTTGTTCTTGAAGGATTGTTTGGCCGTGCAAGAAAGAATGTTTCCACCAAGGAATTGATGGATAAGAAACAATTAGCAAAGTTGGACATTAAGTGTGTTCTCTTTGGTTATACTCCAACAGAATGTCAACTTGTTTCCGATATGGATTATCAGACAGAACTTGATTGGATTGTGACAAATGAAAAAAGAAATAAGTTTATTACAAATTTAGCTTGTCAACAAACAGAAAATACTCTTCTTCTCTTTCAGTATGTAGAGAAGCATGGTAGAATACTCTATGATATGATTAAGGAGAAATCAAATGAAAAAAGAAGAATTTATTTTGTATATGGGGGAACAGATTCCGAAAGTCGGGAAAAAGTTCGTGCAATATGTGAAATACATAGTGGCTGCATTATTGTTGCTAGTGTCGGTGTCTTCTCTACTGGTATTAATATCCGCAATCTTCATAACATTATCTTTGGTTCTCCTAGTAAGTCACGCATACGAAACTTACAGAGCATTGGTAGGTCGTTAAGAGTCACAGAGAAAAAAAGTGTTGCAAAAATATTTGACTTAGCTGATGATTTAAGGTATAATAAAAAACCAAACTACACATTAAGACACTTTGCAGAGAGAATCAAGATTTATAAGGAAGAACAGTTTTCATATTCGGTGGTAAATGTAACATGACAGGACTTAAAGAAGAAGAACTATACAACTATGAAATATTAGTCTTTAAATTTACAAGTGGAGATACAGTTGTATCTTACGCAGATATAAGTGATTCTGATAATATTCGATTATATCGACCTCTTGAAGTTAGATATATGACAAGTGGAAAAAAAGGTCATGGTCTTATGCCATGGATGCCTTTTGCTGAAAGTGAAGTTTATAACATTCGTAGAAAAGATATTGTTGTTATGGAAGCTCCCATTAAGGTTATGTTAGATGGGTACATTGATTCTTGTAGGATGTATGATGAAGAACCTCAACGATACAAATACACTGAAGAGAAAGATGACGAATGGGATGATGATTATGAGGATGGTATGGATACGCAACCAAGTATTAGATTTGCAGATGAGGACTCGGCCGATATCTATCAGGCAATGTTACAAAGAATGGCCAACACACAAATGAAAGTTCATTAAAATGGCACGTAAGAAATCCGAACATTATGTCAATAACAAAATGTTTTTTGAAGCACTAGTTGAATATAAAGCAAAAGTTATAGATGCGAAAAAGAAGGAAGAGTTAAGACCTCAACCATCAACGTATCTCGGAAGTTGTATTATGAAGATTGCGACCCATCTCTCTCATAAACCAAACTTCACAAACTATACCTTCAAAGAAGAAATGATAAGTGATGGTATAGAAAACTCTCTACAATACATTGACAATTTTAATCCAGAGAAATCACAAAATCCATTTGCATATTTCACACAGATTATATACTATGCTTTTCTTCGTAGAATTGAAAAAGAAAAGAAACAATTATACACAAAGTATAAGATGACGGATCAGGTCAATATAAATCAAACAGCTTCAGTCTCTCAGATTCACACTGGATTGACATGGGGTCAAGATAACTATGGTGGTGCAAACCTCGGTTCTGAAGTAAAATACAATGAGTGGACACAGGAAAAGGTATCACACTTCATAGATGATTTTGAAGTAAAGAAAAGAAGGAAGGTTCAAAAAAGAACTGCCGACACAACAGTTATCTTTACGGATTAGGGGGTTTTATGATAAAGGCTGACGAA